TCTTCCTCTTCCTCTTCTTCTGTTTCATCTTCTTCTACTAAAAGTTCCTCTTCCTCTGTTATAAATTCTTCTTCATACTCTTCTTCAAAAAGATCATCATCTTCATCCATTAAACCGGATTCTATTTTTGATATTCTTTTTAAGACACTTTTCTTTTTATGATAATTCTTTTTCGCTGTACTCATAATTTTCTATTTGATATAATTTTTTCCGTTCCTTTAAATGAATTATACCATACTTTGTATTATCTGCAATGTCGAATATAGATGCCATCTTTTTTGTAGGATGTAATCTTAAAGCTCTTCCTATAGATTGCATAATTTTAATTTTAGCTTTACCTGCAGACGCAAAAATTATATTGTGTAAATTAGGTATATTAATACCTGTACTAAAAATTTTAGATATTGCTATGACAATTACATCATCTCTTTTATCCATTAAATTGCGTATTTTTTCTCTATCTTCTACTTCAGTTGCTCCTCTTATAAAATAAACGGGTTTATTTGTTATTCGGTTTAATTCATTTAATAAAATTTCTCCATGATTAATGCGATCAGCCATAATAAGGGTGTTTTGTTGTAACTTATGAGCTAATTTGCATATAATTTGATTTCTTCTGTCATTATTTATCAAAAATTCCAATTCTGTATTATAACCTTCTGTTGGTGCTAATGGGTTGCTAACTATTCGGGGTTTATTTTCATGTTTAATGTTTAAAATAACTATTCTAAAATTGGAAACATATGTTTGCTTTTTTAAAGTGTCTGTTTTTTGTTCATATGTTATAGGTCCAAGTTTACCTATAATATTCCATTGATCTATTTCTGAAGGAGGTAAAGTTCCTGTAAATCCAAATTTAAACGGGCTTTTAATAAAATTTAAAACTTTATTGATTTGATTTCCTCTTCTTAAAATATGGCACTCATCTACGAGTAAAATTTTTACATCATTTAAAATAGACAAATCCGTTTTATCGCTTAAAAGAATTTGAGAACCTGCAACTATAATATTAGCATTTGAATTTGGTTTATTATCTCCAGACCATTTTGTAACTTTTGTTAAACCGTAAGAAATAAAATCTTCTGCAGTTTGTTCTACTAACTGAAGTGTAGGCACAATAACTAAAGTTAATGCAGAAGGGTCTTTAATATTTTCTCTTAAACTTTCAATCAACCCAGCACATATTAAAGTTTTACCACCGGCGGTTGGAATTAATGTTACACCTCTTCCTTGTTTTAAAGCTGCTATAATTGAAGCTTCTTGGTAATCTCTATATTGTAAATTAAGGGTTTTAATAAAAGGTTCATCACATCCTGGTTTATATTCTTTTAACAATTCTTCAGTCACATTATATTCATAATGATTCAATTCTAGATAGGATATGATACCACCTAACAAACCAAGTTCAAATTTTCCAGAAGGTGTAATCGAATATAATCTCGCTTGAATATAAGGAGAATTTCTGCGATAGGCAGGATTTGCTATAGAAAAATTTTCTCGCACTAAATGCAGTGCTTGATAGTCATCTCCTGATATTTGCCCTAATTTGTTTTTACCAGGTGCAATAGAAAGCTCAATCATTACGTGGTTTCCAAACGATTAATATCTATAATATTTTTAATATCATAGGTCATCGTTCGAAAAATATTTTCTGTTTTTTCAAGATATTCTATAACTACTTCTATATCTTCCATTTCTTCGTCTATTTTTTGTATTGCATCTGAATTATCTATTTTTTTATCTAAAGCAGATTTAGGCAATCCAGGAGGTAATCCATCTTTTTCTAAAGAAGCTATAACCGCGGCTCGAACTGTTTTCTTTTTTCTTTTTAAAGCATTAAGTTTACGTTTTTGATCTATAAGACGCGCGACCCATTTATGTTTGATTGCGGGTAACGATAATTGTTTTTGTGTAAGATTTATTTCATCGATATGAGTATCTTGTTGTAACTCTTTTGTGAAATTTTGTAAAAGGTCCATAAGTAAGTAATACAATTATAAATTATAATGAATAAATTTCAACAATTAGTAAACCAACTATTAGAAGATGTCAATGGAGCAGCATTTCCTGGTGGAGTTTTTGGAGACGGACCTGGTAATGTCACCACTGATCCAAACGTATATGCAGCTATGTCGATAGCTGGTAAACCTTCTTTACTAGGACCTAAAAAAAGAAAAAGAAAAAAGAAAAAAAGAAAGATTAAAGAATCTCAATTTCCCATCATACGCAGACCTTTACACCGAAACGATTTATAATGGATACTGGTCATTGGATTTTAAATGAAGGGGTTTCTGTAAACGATGAAACTTTTGGGTTTATATATGAGATAATCAATTTAAAGACAAATAAAAAGTATATAGGTAAAAAACAGTGTTATAAACGTTTAAAGCGCAAACCTTTAAAAGGAAAAACAAGAAATAGAATATCAATGATAGAATCTTCTTGGAAGGAATATACAAGTTCTTCGAAAGAATTGAATGAAGACATAGAAAAATACGGTAAAAATAACTTTCAGTTTAAAATATTAAAAACCTGCAATTCTAAATGGGAATTAGCCTATGAAGAAATCAAAGAGCAAATACATAAAAACGTATTATTAAGAGATGATTATTATAATGGAATTATTAATGTAAGAATAGGAACCCCACCTTCTCAAATTAAATCACAATTCGAACAACTTTAGATTAAATATATAAAATGTCTTGTATATACTGTGCATCTCCAACCTATGGTAGACCGTGTCTTTTCTCACCTACCAACACCCATGTACACATGGACGAACCTAATAAATGTATATATTGCGGTTCACCTTATGTAGGTGGTGGGTGTTTATTTAACCCTTATGGTAAGATGCATGTTAGAGGTCCCGAATTTTTAAATAGATCTTCCGTAGTCGCGGAAAAGGCTTTATTACTAAAATATATGTTAGATAAGGTCTCAGAAAAGGAACAATTAGTAGAGCATCAAACTTATAAATCGCCTTTAGATAGGTTTTATAAAAAGATGGTTAATATAATTGCTTCGATTACAGAACCATTATTTGAAGCGTTCAATCTTAGAGAATTGCCAACTCATACTAAATTATCTAAAGAAAATTTAATTAAAAGCTATCAATTCAAACAAAAATTTAAATCTAAATTAGAAGAATTGTCTAAATTAGTAGCAGAAGCAAATTTACAATTACCACCAGAATTGGTTGAAGAAAGTCTTATCTACGCTATAATCAATAGCGATGGACATAAAAATTAAACAGCTTTTAATTTTTTATTTAAAGTACAGAGTTATTGTATTTCCGGTTCATTTATATCTTCCGCATATAGCGGATAACGTGATCAAACAGTTTAAAGATTGGGAGTTGGCGGATGATAAATTAATCACACAAAGAGAAAAATATTTTAAATATTTTTTGGAAAAAGAAGTAGATGCTATTTTAGATGTGTTCAAAATAATGTTTAAAAATTTAAATGTTAAAATATTAACAGTTTATAAAGAAACACATATTCATAGAGACTATCAAATATGGTTTGAGGATTATACAAAATTTTCGACTAATGTTAAAAAAACGTTTAAAAAGAAAACAAAATACTTTAAAGAAATTAAAAGCGATAAATTGTTGTTTATCAACTATAAAGGAGAATTTAAAAATATAAAATGTGGTGATCCTACTGGAGAAGAAGATGAATTTTTACAAAAAATCGTTGATAAACTGATTGACCAAAATAATTAGTCAAGGTAGCAGCGGTTCCTTATTATAAAAAATACACACTTTACCACTAAATAATAAATATGAGTAAATTTATAAATTTAATAAATTCTGTAATAGAAGAACAAGAATTGAATATAGACGCTACTGAAGATATAAAACCGGCAGACACATCAGATTCAATAGACTCAGCTTTACCAACACCCGAGACTATAGATCTTAATGAAGAAAAGTATAAAACTTTACTCATGGCTCTTAAAAAATCTTTGTATAAAGCAACGGATGATTTAGATTTAAAAAACACCATTTCAAACATCACAGTCGATAGGGATGCTAAAAAAGCTGAAGAAGATTTAATGAACATATTAAATCAATTAGAAATGCCTACAGAGGAATTGTAATAGTGCCAAAACCCATTCATAACCTAATATAGGTTATGAATCTTAATAAATATCAGTTAAATCTTACAGAACAACAATTGAAGGTTGTTTTAGAGTCGCTATTATTCCACAGTTCTGTGGATGTTAATAGCAGATGGTGTAAAGACGAATGTGAAACGGGAATAGATCTAGCACAAAATTTACGAAAAACTTATCCAAACATATTAACCGAAAATTTATATGTTTTTAAAGATACTATATATCATGATTCAACCACTGAAAAAATAGTTGATTTATTTCCAGAAACATTAGAAAATAATCCAAACTTATGAAAATCGCTGTAGTCGGAACTAGCTGTATTGGAAAATCTACATATATAAAAGATTTTTTAAAAAAATGGCCCATGTATGAAACCCCAAAAAATTCATATAGAGACCTCATAAAAGAAAAGAACATCCCTTGTAACAGAGAAGGAACGGAAGAATCACAAAGAATGATTTTAGATTTCTTAGCAGAACAAGCCACCCAATATAGTAAAAAAGATGATGTTATTTTTGACAGATGTGTTTTAGATAATTTAGCATATTCTAGTTGGTTGCATTTAAATGGTAAAGTATCTGAAAGATTTTTAGATGAAACTCGTATTTTAACCAGAGAAACTCTTCGTTTATTTGACATTATATTTTTACTTCCAATAACCAAAACTTCGCCGGTTGAGGTTGTTGAAGATGATTTAAGAGATACTAACCCCGAATTTAGAATAGAAATTGATAATATATTCAAGGTTTTCCAACAATCATACCACCAAGGAGATGGTAGAATATTTCCTAAAGACGATTCACCGGCTTTAATTGAAATTTTTGGTAACCCAGAACAAAGAATAGAACTAACTAGACTTTATTTAAAAGAAGACGGTAAATCCTATAGTGAAGAACAAAGCCTAATCGCAACTCCTTAAAGGGTAAGTAAATCAAATGATTAAATTTGATATACTTTGCGAAAAAATAACTTCAGAATATCTTCAAGAAGGGCGTACCAAAAAAACAGACAGATATTCTAATATTGAAATAGATGCTTCAGCTTTTGAGAATAAACTCAATCAAGGAGAATTAGACGAACTGGTTAAGGTTTGGTCTTCTAAATCATGGATGGGAGGTCTCCCAGAAGAAAATTTAAAAAACATTTTAACCTCAATATCATCTTCTTTAAAAGAAACACCAGCATCTTCATATACCGACCTTATTGGCACCATTGAATCAGAAGTTAGCAAAGCAACTAATCGTAAAGATTTAAGAGTCAAAGTTACAAGAGTTATTGCCAACCTTTTAACCGACCCTGGTTACGGTTTAACAAAAATTACAGCAGCTCCAGTTTCAAAAGAAGTAACACAAACAGTATCCAGAGCCGCTCAATCCCGCAAAGAGTTTGAAAAGGGTGAATCTTTAACACCATTAGAACAAAGAATTTATGATAGAGTTGCAGGAACAGAAGACAAACAAGAATCTGCAAATGTTATCAGACAAGAATTATCAGAAGATCCTGATACAGAAGATATGACAGACGAACAAATAAGATCAGTCATACTATCTTTAGTAGATAAAAATAAAATTAAAAGAGATGGCAACACTTTAATAGCAATAGAAGACGAAGGTAGTTCACTTGGTTCTTCAATTTTAGATATAGACGACGAAGAGGAAGTTAATCCCTTTGAATATGATTCAGATGTAGAAAGTGCTTATCGAGAAGCAATGAGAGAACGAGAAGCAGTTACAGACAATTATTGATAAGCTCTTCAACTAATGTTATAATATGTAGGTGAAAAAATTACCTACACAGTATGTGCTTAATAAATTTTATGCACATGCAGGGGAACCGATCCATAATAAATATAACAATATATACAACGGATCTTGTTGTGTTTGCAGAGAAGGTAAAAGCTGGTTAAAAAAGAAAAGATTATATTTTTACCCAGATACAAATAGTTTTTATTGTTTCAATTGTAATAAATCTTGGAATGCTTATAATTGGATATCACAAGTGACGGGTTTGAGTAAAGATGAAATACAAGCAGAAGCTTTTGTTGGTGAGGTTTCTAAAGATGTAACAAATAAAATAACTAAAGAACGAACAAAAAGAAATCCAAATAAGCAAACCTTGCCTATGGATTCAATTAATGTAGAAGACAACCAACAACATGATTTTTATAAACATAATTCTTTTTACGAAAAAGCATTAGATTATATATCATTACGAAAATTAAACACAGCGGTTAATCGTAGTCCAAATTATTATATTAGTTTAACAGATTATATACACAAAAACCGTTTGTGTATCCCTTACTATGACGTATCAGGTAAAATTGTATTCTATCAAACAAGGTCTTTAGATAATAGCGAACCTCGCTATTTAAATAAAATAGGATGTGACAAAACAATTTTTGGTATAGAAAGAATAGATCCAGACATTCCTTATATATTTTTGTTTGAAGGTCCTATAGATGCTATGTTTGTTAAAAATGGGGTAGCCTTGGCGGGATTGACTCTTAGTAATCACCAACAAACACAATTAAATTCGTTTATCTTTCATGAAAAGATATGGGTTTTAGATAATCCTAAAAAAGATGAAGCGTCTAAAGAAAGTATTTTTAAATTATTGCAAAGAAAAGAAAGAGTATTTAAATGGCCAGATAATAAACCTTATAAAGATTTTAATGAGTGGGCTGTTAAAGAAAATTTAACAGAGATATCACCAGATGAGATAACTAAATCTCTTTATTTTTAGGCGGATACTTGTTCAGTATCGCGTAGTTTTTTAGGAGCCATGATGATAAAAGAATTCAATACTTCTTGAATTTTTTTAATTTCACCAGCAACTCTTGTAATAGCATCCGATGTTTTACGAGTGACACCACGTAAAACACTACCAGATCTATCAGCGTCCGCTAAAATTTTATGCAAACTACCTGTATTAGTAGGATCATTGAGGAAATCTGCAAATTGTCCTAATTTTAGAGCCCAATCATCGACTTTTTTAATATTCTCACTTGAAATACTAGCTGGTAACCCTTCTACATCAAAATTATCTTTAGGAGTGTCTGCTTCTAAAGATCTTTCAAAATCTTCTTTATTTTTTTCTGGTGTAAAATTCTCAACTTCAGATGGCTCTTTGACATCTATGTTAATATCCTCTTCTGCTTCTTTAATCAAGATTGCATGGAAACTACGAGCAAAGGGTAC